AGGTTCGTCTCTGAGTGAGCGCGGCGACTTTTATAACCGACGTCACTTAGTCGTAACTACTACAGGTAGTCAATCTCGTCATCTACTCCCACAACCGTTGGGTCGCACCAATTAAGGTTCTCCCTCTGGTCCACATCGAACGCCATAAACATGTCCGGCCAATGCTGAATGTATTTCGGGCCATCAACGACCTCTAGCTCTTGCAAGTCCCTCATATCTCTCTCGAAATCCGCAAAACTTCCACGAGTCTCAATCCCTATGGATGCTAGCTGGTTCTTTAACTTGTCATACGCTTCTTTACCGTGGTGGGCTATGAAACGCATGGCCGCATCAACTTTCTGCTCCAGAATTGTCACATCACCCACGTTTTCTTTTCGAGTCCACATGAGTTCACGGTGAATCACCTCTATGGGTAGAGGTGCCGCCATGTAACTTACTCTATCTACGAAAGCTGATTTGAGAAAAGTCAAATCACTCAGTGGCTCCATGTCAACTAACTCTGCATTCTTCGCTGCACTCGTCACAACCATGCCTAAAACACCAGCTGTCTGAGCTACGCTCCAACGGTTGAAGAAGCTCCTTGCCCTCTCCGACACCGAACATATCACGTCATCACCATAGGTGATGGCGCGCACATCGGAATCAAAATAGTGCATAGGAACTGGTCTCCCCTCGTCATCATCAGGCGCACACATTCGGTAAGTCATAAGTATGATATACCAATTGGTGATGGAGTTGAAAATATCAGTGATTGGGGAACCACTACAATTTCCTTGCTCCTTGTTGATCAACAACCGCCCTACTAGTAGCTTCGACCGCACTATGCTCTCGACTAGGCTGTGACGTTCGGACATATTTCTATATCCATATGCATGGTCCGTCACTGCCAAAAACGCATCAACTGCGTTCTGACTTACCGTACCATCATAATTCGAGTAGTCAACATCAAACCCCTGGTCTCCAACTTCATTCAAGCCTTCCCAGTACGCTCTCCATACTCTTTCTTTGTCCTTACCAAT